TCTCCATTTGAGTCAAAGATTATGTCAAGATTATTGTCTTGTAAATATGCTGTTGCTGATAGTATTGTTCTATTTTCAGTCAATTGGAATAATACACCTTGTCTTAATAATGATATTCTAACGTAGTTAACATAATCAGGTGGTAGTACCATTTTTAAACTATCATCTAAATGCAATTCAACTACCTTTATATTTCTTAATGCGTCATAGTTTAATTCTTGAATAGCTCTTTTTGCGTGAAATAATACAGTGTATCGCTCAACATTATTGACAAGTTTATCATTGCCAACATACATAAGCATAAAATTGTTAACTATATCAGCAAGGCTAACATATTGATATGAACCCCAATTCACATCTTCAGGTATTACACCATTGTTAGTATAATATTGATAGTTAGTAATGTATGCCATTTATTATTGTTTTTGTTGTATTTCTTGTAACTCTTCAGCTTTAGCTGCCGCCATAACTTCTTGTTCTCTTATTGACACACCAGCATATTGTAATATCTTAACAACTAAATCAGAGAAGTCACTTAATGGCATTTCAAAATCTTGATAATCTATAGCGGATGGATTGAATAATGGATCGCCACCAATAGATGTATATGTCCATTTCGGCTCTTTAGGATACCTTAAATAATGAACTTTAACATTTGATGTTATTGTATTAGGATAAACTGTAAAGTTAGCTCTTGCGGAAGATACTCCATCATTTAACGTATAAACAGGATAAGCAACAGATGGAGAAGTTAAGTTAGAATCTAATAAATAAAGTGCTTTTTGATGACTCACTTTCTCTATTTCTTTGTTATTCAATACTAATTTCTGAATGAAATAACTATCTGTAGGTGCTACAAAATTTGGAGCAGTATAAGTAAGTGAACCAACCTTGTAAAAGGTATCTAATACTTCAGCAAGTTTTTTAGGCACATCAGCATATCCTTCTCCATGCGCTCTTTGATTTTGCTTGATAATCGCATTGCTATATAGATAGATATATCTTTCAAATACTTCAAGTTGAGCTTGTTTAGCATAAAGATTAAACTCAAATGGAGTTACATATCCTCGATTGTCTTTTGCTAATATGGACAGAACTGTATTTCTAACTTCGTTTATCATACTTACAAAGATAAATAAAAAAAGGCACTTACAATAAGTGCCTCTTCCTTTCTAGTTTGATAGCTTATTAATTCAAAGCTACACTTGCAATAGTAATACCAGTAGGTAATACAGGAACAATAAATGAATCAGGATTGCTTGATGCTCTATTAGCTAATTCAATAGCATCATAAATAGCATTTCTAAATGCAGCTTGCTCAGCAGCTGTTGCAGTTGCAGATGATGTTATACGAACAATATCACTTGCAGTAGTTGCTCCTCCAGCTCCATACAAAACATCTACTAATGTAGGATTAGCTAATGTAGTAGCAACAAACTGAATGCTAGAAGCATTAAGAATCGTAACATTAGACCCAGCGGTTAATTTTAAGAATTTTTCCATTTTTTAAAACGTTTTAAAAGTTAATAACGATGCAAATATACTAATTATTTGACAATTTATCTTCTAGGAATTGATATAGCTCAATACCCTCATCTGAATGTAAATAGGACGCTAAAACAGATGTTGCGTTGTCGCCAAATGGTATAGTTAATAGTTTCTTTTTATTTTCTTTTAGATTGAAATACAAATCCTTACCATGATTCTTTAAAACCAAATAACCATCTGATATAGCTCTAGCTGCTATGTTGTTTATTTTTAATGATGGATCATCTACGGCATCTAAAAAATCTTCAGGGTATCTTTTTGCGTAAATCATCATATCTCTTTTAATTTCAGAGCTACTCATTTTATCAACTCGGCCACCAAGTAATATCCTAGCGACAGCCTCTAATGTATTAAAGTCATTTGCAGCCAAATCTCTAGCGGCCAACTGTGCATCAAGCTCTGAATACATTGATTTAACATCTTCTTCAGCATCTCTTTCATTGTCGAATTCAATAAATTCACTTCCATTACCAGGATGATAATGTAAAAATTGTTGTAAAACTGGGTTTGTTTTTGGAACTATCAAAACACCATCTTCAAATACAATTGGTTCAACAATAACATTTTGATCTTGCTCTTCCTGAAAAGGTGTATTTGAATTTCGCGCGTAACGAAGTGGGTGGTTTGAATTTGTCTCACTAGAATAATACAGTAAACGTTGTCTAGGAGTATCCTTTGAAGCTATATAATAAGACAAAGGTGATTGATTGTTTTTCAGAATATAAGTTCTGTCCTTTGGTTCGAGAGCAACTCTCTTAATTGATAATTTTTCCATTTTATATAATTTAAATTTTTAAAAAATAGACAGAGTATCATTAGTGATACTCTGTCTTTATTTATTCTTATCCTTTGAAGATAAAGAAGTTGTTTGCACCAAGTGTACAAAGAGCTCTTTCAGACAAGAAGTTAACCTCCATTGCATCAAGATCGCTAGTTGCAGCACCACCAGCAGAACCAGTCATCCAAGTTTTGTAACGTCTGTTTTCAGCTTCAGAAGCTCGGTAACGAACGTGTAAGAATGGACGTTTTGCGTTTTTGCCAAGAACTTGGTCGTAAACTGTAGTTGTACCAGCAGGAACTAAAACTCCGTTTACAGCTCCACCAACTAGACCACCGCGAAGAGTAGCATCGTTAAGGTATTTCCAGTCAGTTTTGTAGAACTCATAACCTCTACGGAATCCTGTGAATCCAAGATTCAAAGCCATTTGCTCGCTGTTGTCGAATAATCCGTAAGATGTACCACCAACTCCGTAAGAGTTTTGAGCAGCTAACATATCATCAATATCAAAAGAGAACTGACGATTCAAGAACAATGCGTTCTCAGCGATAGCTCCTTGCTTGTCAAGACGTTGTACGATAGTATCGAAGTCAGACAAAGCAGATGGATTACCACCAGCCCATACATTTCCTCTGTTTTCAATTTCGTAGAATAAACCTTTAGTACCAGCAGCAGTTGAACCAGCAGATGAACCAGGAGCAGCAGCACTAGATGGAGATAAATAAGCCAATGCATCAGATGAAGCTTCAGCAGGAACACCTTCTACCATTGACATTTCAAGATAATCCTCAAATCTCAAACGAGTTTCATGCTCTGATTTCAAATACCACAAATAACCATTAGCTCCATTTTCGGTAGTTACTTCAACCCATCCGATTTGAGCCATATCAGATCCTGATACAACGTATTTATCTTTAATGATAATAGGCTTAACATCAAATACCAAATCTTGAGCCTCAAGAGAACCACTCATACCGCTTGTTCCCTTGCCAAATTCAGAACCATAAACAAATACAGTTACAAGTTCAGTAGTTTGTGTAAATGGAGAACCAGAAGCGTTGTAGAATTTAACTGTAAATGTAGATCCATCAGAAGCAACTGCACTAATAACTGCTTTTGCAGAATTAGCAGCTACACTTTGAGATGAAAGGAATACAGTTTGGTTAACTCTAAAGTTACATACAGTCAATGGAGACGTTGTAGCCATTGTAAAAATAGCTGTATCTGAACCAGCTGCTGAAGATGGGATAACGTTCGTGTATTTAGTATGTAAACGACCTTGCTCTGCCCATTTAATTAAGTCAGAGTTAGAAGGAAGTTCAGCACCAACCATACGCAAGAAAGATGCGATAGATCGGTTTCCATAACGTTCGAATTCTTTTTCATAAGTATCAGGAAGATACTGATTCAAGAAATCAAAGTTTGTAATGTAGTTTGTAGGCAACGCTGCCTTAACGGAGCTAGGTGTAATTGCAACACCAGGACTCGCTTGTACTGTACCAGCCATTTTTTTTAGTTTTTGTTTTTGTTTCTAATTACTAATCTGTTTCCGCGATCATCATCTATTGCTGTAACTTTGAAACCTGGAGCTGGTGTGACCTGTGTTGCTTGTCGAGTCATATCAATATTTTTTGACTCTTTGGCAACATTGTCAACCGCGTCTGTCATACCTTTCTCGTAGAAAAATTTGGCAAACTTCTCTGGGTTTGAAGCCACTGCAATAGCTCGGTGAAAAGCTTCAGCATCCTTTAGATAACCCTCATCGTTCAAAAACTTTGATACAAAGTTCTGAAGATTTGATTGATCTTTCAGTAAGTCTGGTGCTTCAGCTGGTTTATAAACTACTTTTTTGTTTTCATCAATACTGAATCCGAAACCTTCGAATTTATCAGAAAACAACTCAGAAGTTTTTTCAGTGAAATACTTTGACCTTTTTGCCTGCTCTTCATCCGCTTGATTCGCAGTTTGTTTATAACTCTTGTAAGCTTCATAGGCTTCTTTCTCTTCTTGTGGAACAAAAGATTCTCTTGACTCAAGAGGAACTTTATACTGTTCTTTTAAGTTGTTGAAATATTCCTTAGCTTTTGTGAGTTCTTTTTTCTTAGCCAATTGTTTTTTCTTTATTTCTTTCTCTTCCTCATAATCTGGATCATATCCAAACTGAGTTTCAAGATCGAATTTAATATCATCTTCATCAAGATATTTATCTTTATTCTTACGATATTCAAATAACAATTGGTCTTGATCCATAGAATCATAGTCTTTATTTAACTTCATAAAGTCCTCGATTCCACGACCAGTTTCTTTTTTGTATTTCAAATAAGTAGCAACCTCTGGATCTAAATCCTCATTACTTGATCTTTGCTCAAACAATTCATCAAGATTGCTAATCTCTTTGTTATATCTTTTTCCAATATATGAAAGAACTTTGTTGTCGTCTATCTCAATATCTTGAGGTTCAACTGGTGTTTCAGCAACTATATTTACTGGTTCACTAATATCAACTTTATCTACAGTTGGCTCATCTTGAACTTGACCTGTATTTTCAGCATGTTCATCAAGTAACTGTTGTTCTATTTCGGCAACAGACTTTTCTTCAAAATCTACTGCTCTTACTTTAAATTCTCCTTCCATTTTATTAAATTTATTTTTTTACAAATATAATAATTATATTTTATTACGTATAAACTGCTAATAATGGCTAATATATTATGCAAAAGCATATAATTTTAGGCAATATAGCTAATATATTATGCATGAGCCAAAATAAAGATTTTTTTGATGTTTTGGCTGTTTCTCAGTTGCCAAATCTGGAAAAATTCATGCAATTTGGCAAGTAAATAATCGGTAAAAATCCGATTAATCTAGGTCTACGTTGTCATAAAACATAGCGTCTGAATCTTCAGTATGCCACTTATCAAACCCTTCGCAGTTAAACCAAGCGTTATTAACCAAGTAGTCAGGCTTAGACGGAAATTCTTTTGTAACAAATGAAGGCTCATGCCAACGTACTCTGTTGTTTGGTTGTAATGCTATTTGACCATTATCTAGTAATATGATATGATGCGACTTATGCTCTAGTGGATCTTCAGCTAATGTTATGTCAGTATTTATATCATTAGATCCCCAATTTATTGTAGCATAGTAATTACCTCTATACCATTGCTTGTCTTTCATATATACATCAACATTAGTATCATATACATAAGATAGCTGAGTTAAAGTAAATCTATAGCTAAAGCAATTCCATATTTGTAAATAATGAAATGGTAAATCAGGATCTGGTAACTCAGGATCAGTTAATAGTGCATGACTAGGCAACTTATCTCTCATTACACCGTTGTCAAGCAAAACTTGAAATAATGCCGCTTGTCCTGGCATACATCTTACTGAAATTATTACCCCTTCGGTAAATTCACCATGCCCTTTTTTAAATTGATACATGTATTCATTTCTAACGAATACTTTTAAAGGGAAAAAATTATGTTCTATATACGCCATGTTTATATTGTGTTGTTTACAGTAAACGGTTTACTGTAAATAACTATTTAGGACTAAAACTTTCTAAGTCGAATCCATCTAAAGAATCCTCACTACTCTCGAAATTTAAAGGAGGTAAATTATTCTTTCTTTGGTTAATTAATTCAGATTGTCTTGTTGCTTGAAGATCAACTCGCTTGTCTTTAGCTTCCTCTTTTTTCTCTTCACGCTTCATCAAGTTATCAGTCTCTATTCCTTTTAGTTGCATATTATACTGAAACTCTCTTTCCATTAACTGAGCTTTAATAGCAGCTTCGGCTTGCATTTGTTGAACAGCAAAATTCATTTCAGCCTCCCTTAACTGTATTTTAGATTGAGATTCAAGTTGAACTAATTGAGCTTTAGATTCAGCAGCGGCCTGTTGAGATTGAATGTTACTTTGCATTTGCATTTGGAATTGCATCTCTTGATCTTTCTGTTTTTGCTCTAGCCTTTTTCTTCTTTTTAGCTTTAACAATTCATTTGCCAACTTGATATTATTAATCATTCTAATATCAATAGCATCCTCTAAATCAATAGTCTGTTGTTGTAATGATACTTGTATATTAGCCTCTAGCATTTGCTTTTGCTCTTCATCTGGAGACAACTCAATAAAAATACCAAAATCATGCAAATAAAGATCTTTGATGTCATTTAGAATAGCAACATTATACTTGCCTATCTGCATTGCAAACTCTTCAGCAAAGTCAGAATATTCTAATATGTCAGCAATTCGTATTGATAAACATTCAGCTAGTTTCTTTGTTATATTAAGACCACCTTCTAATATGTGTCTGGTTGCTGTATTTGAATTTAATGCTGCTAACTTTTGTACACCAACCAATGCGTCAGGGCTAGGAGTTGACCCATCTCTTACTTCATTAATACCTGTTACATCACGTATCATATTTAGATAGTGATTGTAGTTGCCTATCAAAGCAGCCATTTTTGATTGACCGCTATTTGAATTTAATTCTTGAATAGGAACTCTAGCATTATTGAATTCTCCATCTTGAGTGTAGCTTCTACCAATAACACTACCAGTTTGAAAATATAATTTTAACGCATCTTCTGGATTATAAGCAGCTCCTGTTCCAAGATCGACTTCATTAATACCATCAGCATCAATGAACACCCCATCAGGAACTACTCGCGCCATTACTTGTTGTAACTTCAAATGAGTAAGTTGTATCTGATCAGCAAAAGGAATCATGCGCCTTACCAATGATTCGGTATTTCCCTTATACATTCTAGGAGCAAATACAACATAGTTAGGAAGTGCTTTTTGTGTAGCTGACTTAGGTCTAACCATGTTTTTCATCATATCCCATTTCAATATGATATTAGATCCACCTACCAATATGCCTTCATACCAAACATCTCGAACCGCTTCAACTTTTTCAAACATCATTCCTTCCTCAATTGGAGGATTAAATGTATCGTTCTTTCTAATTACTCGCTCTCCACCATTCTCAAGAATTTTCTTTTTCCATACAAATCGTTTACTGGTCTTGTAATTAAAATAAAGTAATGTAACTACTTCATTTAAAAATGCGCTATCTTGATAGTTTCGTATAATAGGAAAATAATCATACCAAGCGGATGATGCGTTTCTTATTTCATTCAATTGCTCATCAGTTAAATTAGGATTAATTTTTAAAAGTTCAGTATAGTGAACTTGTTTAACCTCTCCAAAATAATAACAATCTGAAAAGTCAGGCTTCTCTGTATAGCTATGAATAAAATTTGATGGATCTACATAATCAACTTTTAATCCATCGTTAACTAAAAATGTATGTCGCGCAACGGCTTTACCTAAAACAGTCAAATCATAATCAATCTGCTTTTTAAGTTTTGAATACTCATTCATTTTAAGAATTGTATCAATAGCAACTTCTTCAGCAATTTCAATAGATGGCTTGTATTTTAATTGCATATACAATGATAATTCTTCATCATTTTCAGGAAGCTCATCAGGATTAACATTAAATGCATCAATACCAAACTGATCTTTTGTCATTTGCAAAAAATCTTTTGCTACCATGTCAGCTTCAATCATATCTTGAAATATGTTTTTCTTTTCAGCAGACATAACATCTTGCGATTCAGCCTTGATAGTAAAAAGCCTATCATTCATTCCATTAACAACAATGTCAACGAATTTGGGTATAATAGGAATTGGAGTCCAGTCTAAATTTAACATAGACATATCTCCATTTACAGCTAATTCATCTTTATATTTTTGTACAGGTTGTTCACCTCTTGCATATAATCTTAAACGATGGAATTCACCCCACTGATCATAGAACCGACATGTATTTGCTTTACGTTTAAACCACTCACCCTCAATTGATTTTGCAACTTTCAAACCATATTCAACGGTAGATTTTTCTTCATCGCTAGCCATTTGGTTTGGAAAGGGTGATTGATAAATTACAACTGATAATTTCTCCATTATTTTAATATTTCGCTTCTAATTCCACGATTGTCGTATTTTACAAATTTAATACTTATTTTTGATTCCTTTTTCTCTACTTCAAACAAATGCTTACGTGTAGCCATAATAGCTAGGCCTGAACTAATAGAAGCATCGTGTTTTGTTCTATTGCTAGGATCAAATCTAGCCCAATCTTCTAATGTCTTTGTGAAATACATTGATCCCATGCAATCATTATCTCTGTATGTTCCTTCGGTATCAAGACCTACATATTCCTCAATATATGTTTCAATGGCTGATGCATGAGCCTGTCTTACATCTTCAGAGGAGTTAGGTATCCCACCTATTTCTATTTCAGTTTTAGATAGTTTTGTTTTGTGTTTGTCAGGTCTATTCATTGAGAAAGCCCTGTACCCTCTATTTTTAAAGTGATATAATAATCTAGCTTTGTTATTCTCAGCTAAAATTGGCATACCGTAAAATACACAAGCCATTAATACATCTTCAAAAAATATCTCAGCTGTCTGAGGTCTTGCAATATACTCTAAAAAGAACTCATTAGTTGGAGCTTCCTCCATGTGGAATTTAGTCATTCCATGCAAAGCTCCATTAGATCCACCACCACCAACTACTCCAGATATATCATAAGGGTCGCATCCAAAAGCTCCTAAATGTTCATTGCCAGGAAACTTTTTACCTCCTCTAGTTATAACATTATTTCGTAACTTACCATTAGGAATCCAAGAAACTAAAAATCTACCATTCTTGTCTGGAGTCCAAATAACCTCGCTATCTTTTATACCATTCTTCCAATGAAAATAACCTCTTGTAAGTACATGATCTTTTATAAGTGAATCATTATAGTCAATCTGCTGATATATCTTTGTTAAGTTAAATACAGACTGCTTTGACTCATCTCTAAATGCGTGAGATTCAGTTCTAGGAAATTGTCGGTAAAATTCATTCAATGCATCAGAATCACTTTTTAATGCAGCTACTTCATTATTCCACCAAGTAATAACGCCTTGCGTTATCATTTCCCCATCAATACCAATTATCGGTTTTTTAGGATCTTCAAATACAGGCCAACCAAACTCGTCTATATATCCTTCAATATTCCATTCCATTGGAATAAATAATGAATATAATCCACTTTTTGTTTGACCATTGGCAGATCTTGTTCTTGGATCACTATCATTATACAATTTCTTGAAATTCTCACCTCCTTTATTCAAAGCATTTGATGTTGATCCCATCATGCACTTGCCAACAATTTTACTACCTAGCCTTAAACAAGTTTTTGTTACTCGCCAGTTATTTAATATGTTTTCAGGCTTCTCCCATTTTCCTGATTCATCATGTACAAGCATTAATAACTTCTCACCATCATAACTATTGTCAGCTGTGTTCTTCCAGTCAATTGTTGTATCAAGACCATCAATATCATCTTGATTTTCTTGGTCCATATTCTTACGAGTAATCTTACTAGCAGGAACGCGAAACGCCAACTCAGTCTTAGGATTATCCATACCATCCTGAATTGGCTTAAAGAAAAATGGATAGTTTCTTACAATTGGAACAACTTTATCCGTAAACATCTTTTTGGCATCACTACCAGTTTTTGATAATATACCAATTCTCGAATCCCTAACTATTGTACCTGTATTGCTTATTTCAGCACTTGACATAAATGAAAATCCAGAACGCCTATTCTTTAAATAACCCATTCCAAAAGATCTACTGTCAGCCTTACATGCCTCCCAATATATATAAAATATTCTATTTGATTCTCGGAAGTCAGGCAAACCAATGTCAATCTTTGTCCATTGTAAATACATATAATGCGTTCCTGTCATGTATGTAGGCACACCATTATTTATGAACCAATATCCATTCTCCCTTTTGTCAAATTCGCCTTCAATTAAGTCAACATATTTTGACTTAAAAGCATTATCTCTTCTATTCCAATCAAATATTGTTTTAATTTTTTGCAATTCAGTTGGATATTCTTGTGCTACCCATTTGTTTCCATAATTAGCAACTTTGTCAGGCCTAGACGGTAAAGCTATCTTTACACTATTAATCTCATATATCTCACCAATAGTTCCGTCTTTTGATATGACAACAACATCATAATCTTTATTGTATCCATACTCCCAACTCTTGAATCTATTTTTTGTAGTTATCACATTTTTTGTGATATGATCGTCAAGTATTTTGTAAAGATTATTTTCCATTTATATATGCTTTTGCAAAAAGTATTTAATGTTATTTCTTTTTCGCTCTGCCTTCTGCGAATCCACCATTTCCTACGTTTATCGTAGGAATCTGTGAATCGCTACTTTTATTCTCTTCTTCTTCAATCTTAGATAACATATTTAAAGCATCTTCAAATGCCAATCTTTTAGCTGACGCAGCGTTCTTTAACTTGTCAGCAGATATGTCATCTTCAGACCTAGTGATAATAGGCTCTTTTAATACCTTTATCAATTCATCAATGGCAACCTTTGCTGCCTCTAATATCTCTATTTTTTTAGACATATATTTCGATTGTACATTCTGTAAAGAATTTCATTATTTATTCTAAATTCATATTCACTATCTGGAGTAAACGATACAATATCACCAATCTCTACCTCATCTAATTCATCATTCTTAAATACCAATTCCCCCCACAACTCCTCAAGCCCATTTATAGGGCTAAATATTTTATCTTCAGATGGTATAGGTCTAACAAAAACAAATGGAGATGGTGCGCTCCAAAGGTTTTTGTCTTTAGAGTATAGATACACTTGTTCTGGTTCAACAATAAACAGGTCGTCCTTTAAGTGATGCCAACTACTCTTTTGTCGGCCGCGCATATCATAGTAAAACTTAAAAACATTGTGATGCACTACAACAATATCTCCAGGTACTATTGGTCCATTATAATAAATTGGAACAGATACTACTTCTGCAAATCTATTTGATACAGTATGATCTTCTTGGGAGGCACTTATAATAAACTCGGTATTTCCGTAAGTTCTTATGTTGTCATACCTCCTACCATCAACAGCCTTGATGATAAAACAGTATGGTGATTTCATTAGAAATTTATATTATATTCAATTGATACAGGAACGGTATTTGAAAACTCTTTCCATAAAACAATTTCATCCTCTTTAATGATGTAAAGTTTTATTCCATCATCATTTCTTATTATTTGATAAATAGAATAACTCTTATCAAGAACTTCCTGTCCAGTAGTATAGTTCATTGATTTCATGTAATCAGGACCGATTGATATTTTTCTAATGATATTCACCTGTTTGTAAGTTAATGGTTATATCACCATACTTAGCAATAATATCTTCTTGATATTTTGATAGGTCGTGAGCAGATGTCTCTAGGCTTGATAATGTAGCAGACTTTTGTTTTTTTAATCTTTCAAGAGAAAGTTCAATGTCAGCAACTTGAAATTTTAAATCTCTAAAGCTTTTGTTTAGTTCTGTCAATTTTGACAGCTCGTCTTGTTCTATTTTTTTCATTTTATTAAATTTTTATATTGCAAATATAGTAATTATAT